ATCTCTGCCCATAATTTTGTATGGAATACCTAGGTATTTTTTAATAAGACTTTCGACTATCTCACATATATGCGCCCTGTCGGTATGGATGGAAATCCTCCGAACCGAGTGTAATTCGCTAGTACCTTGCATCGCTGTTTCGTTTTGCTGCATGTTGTTTCTCCTCCTGCATATCCGCATTCTGTTGATTTGAAAACCCACGAACAATAATTTCTTGAATATTTTCTTGATGGTATTTGAACACTAAGCAAGTCAAACTTACTTGTTAATGTAAAACTGACTGCATTCTGATTAGCTGTATATTTATCAATATAAAATATATCGTCCATATAAGCAGACGCATCGGCTAATTTATTTGCCCATACGGTTTTTATTGTAACTTTCTTCCCTCTTAAATCATAATCCTCTAAATATGATTCTATTAATCTGCTTATATTAGAAACACTTACTACAACAGTATCAATATTTCCTTTCGTGTTACCTGATATAGTTTCATGAGATATTGGAAACTTTGTATATGTTACTCCGTCATAAACTATGTCTGTGTCGTATTCTGCAAAATATAAATCATTGCTAGCACCATCATAGTCTTCTATTGTATATAAATATATAGGCTGATTAGTTGCTGAGTTCTTCTGGTCCTTAAATTCAGCATTAGTTGTTCTTGGCATTACTTAACCTCTATAAAAGTTATATCAAAGTCATATAATTCAAATGCAATTAGGTCTCCGTCGAATACATCTGTACTAAATCGAACAGTATATTCAGTTGAGTCAATAGGATTAGTCCAAGTAAACGAAGAGACTTGTCCTTTCTTAGTAACAAAGAATGCTTTAACTGCGGTATATTCAGCCTGCGTCCTTGCTCTGAATTTAAGTTCAAATGTTCTTATTGGAGATTCCCATTTCTGTCTTCTTTGCTCTACTCCGTTTTCGAAGTCAGAGACTAAAGTATTATACTTGACTTGTTCTTTTGATACTCCATCAGGTGTCCATGCAAAATCGCTCATATTCTACCTCTATAAGTTTTGTTTAATTATTCCTCTGATTGCGCCGTTCTTTAAGAACTCTTGCGTTACAGCGCTAACCAACATGTCTTTATTCCTATAAACATCTTGAGCATCCCAAGCTTTAATAACAAACGGTCCAATCAATGGTTGCTGTTCTCCTCTGCCAATAGGAGTTCCATTGCCCATATTGTTTCTTTCATATGCAGCGTTCTGTCCTCTTGATAATACTCTCTCTCCAGTTTGGGCGATAATAGGAACTTCGTCGCTTTGCAGCTTCATTCCATTAGCGGCTCGCATCTTTCCACCGGTATGATACTTCTTTACCATTCCGCCTTCATGCATAATCATCTTTAGCGGAACGCCCAATATAGAACCGTCAGCACCTCCAGCCATAAACATAAGTGCTTTCATTACCATTATCTTAGCAATAACATCTGTAATCATCTTTAGAACGTCTTTAGAGAAATCTACGAATACTTCTTTTAAATCTTTAGTATCATTTGTTACTACGTCAAAGAATCCTCGCGATAAAGAAGATGCCATCAAGCTAGCTGTTCCTTTCACAATGTCTGCGATCCCGCTCCAAGCTTCTTTTGTTTTTGCAGTAGAGTCTATGATTTCTTTCTTTACCAAATCATAATATTGTTGTATTATTTTTAATGCTTCTCCGTCTAAGCCAAATTTATCTCTAAGCCCAGCAACTTCTTTGTCTAGCTCAGCTAATTTGAAGGCAGTCTCTGTCATTGTTAACGATTGAATCTTAGTAGAAACATCTTTCAACATATCAACCTTTTCTTGTTCGGCTTCCATTGCTGCCTTTTTAGCGCCAGTAATTTCTTCTTTTACCAAATCATAATAATTTGATATTATACTTAATCCTTCGCCTTCCGGCCCAAACTTTTCTCTCCAGATTTCTACTTGCTTATCCAATTCATCTAATTGAACCGCAGAATCTCCTTCTCTTAAAGATTTTATTTTCTTTTGTGCTTTTTTTAATATATCCCATCTTTCTTGTTCTGCTTTAATTTGTTCTTCTGTTAATTCTTTTTGTGAGCGTATAAATGGATTTCTAACACCTTCAAATAATTTATCCATTTTATCTTCCATTTCTGTCGCATTTATTCCCCTTTCCAATACTTCTTCGAATCTAGCCATACCTTCCTCTGCTTTTTTCTCCCAATCTACAATAGCTGCTTTTTCTAATTTTTCAAATTCTCCCCTAGTTTCACCCAATGCAATTTTCATTGTTTTAATTGTATCTATAAACTTTTTAGATGAATATAGAAGCGGAACAAAAATTCCGGCTGTTTGACTAAGTGTAATGCCAAGTTGAAGAACTCCGCTATTAACATACGCTAATACAAGTCTTAACCCAGTAAACAAATTAATCAATTGTCCTATTGTTACTATTCCAGCTTTTCCAAAATCTTTTAAATTAGCGTAAGCATCTTTAAAAAACTTCTTTAAGTCTTTAACTACTTTTGCATATTCTCCAGTCTTGTCTTTACTTTCTTTTATAATAAACAATATCGCTCTCATGTCCATCTTCAAGTCACTAAAGAAATCTTCGCCAATATCTTTCTTAAAATTAAACCAAGCATCTTTCATCATGGAAGTCATACCAGTCCAAGTCTTAGCTAACTTCTTTGCAGCTCCAGCATACTTCGCTGACATATTATCAAACTGTTTTAAGATAGTATCCATTGTTTGTTTGTTGGTATAGGATACTCCAGCTTTAAATCCTAACGCAGCTAAAACACCTCTATCTCTAAACATATCAGCCGCAGAAGCTCCAGCCGAATACATCTTAATCATCTGAGAGTTAACATCTCTAACCGCTATTCCAGTACCAGCAGATAAATCAACGATGATAGGCATTAATTTTTTAATCTCTTCTGTACCACCAGAAACAACACCAGCTAATTCTGTTGCAGCTCCCATAATCTCTTCATAAGTCTTTGGAACTCTACCTGCTAAATCTGCCATATCTTTAAAGACCTGATTACCTTTGACAACACTTTTAAGCAAAACAGTTAATCTTGTTTTCATATCTTCAACTGTACTAGCTGTTTTTATTAAAGCGCTTCCTATTTTTTTTATAGCAAGAACAGCAATAAGAGCAACAGCGGCAAATTTCATCCAATGTCTCCTCATCGCATCAGTTGCTCTCCTAGAAAATTGTCTTATATTAGTAAAAGCTTTCCTACTCTGACTTGAGAATTTATTCATACTGGCTCTAGCCGAAGCCATAGCTGGACCCATCATATTCTTAGCTCTAATAACTACTTCTAATACTTGTTCGTTCATTTTTTCTTCCTTGATTTACTCTTAAGCATTTGTCTATGTTGATACATTCTGATCCTTTGTTCTATAATGTTAAAACACAATATATCCCAATAATCTTGGTCCAGATAGCCTCCCAGCTTCGGAAGGCATCTCAACTGTCCGTCTAACGAAGGACAACAAAACAAATAAGTCATCAAAGGCTGTGGAAGTCTTTCGAGCTTTAAAACCTCTGCCACTGTTTTAAGCGAAGCGCCAGTCAACAAAAGCTCCACAGCCCTTGTTAGTTTTTTTCGTTTGTCTCCGACTTGTCAGTAGCCTTAAGACCATTATCTTCGTTAATCTTATTTACTAGAAACTGACTAACGCTAGATGGGATTAATTCCTTATTTGCTTCCGTGCAAGGAACGTCTTTACCATCTAATTGTATGCCTTTCCAATCAACTAACCCGTAATTGATTTTCATTCTAGAAGACGTACCACCTAAGAACTCGACGCTATCATTCTTCATAACAGCAATCTTATCATCGATAGTATTTACTTCACGCATACTTAATTTTCTTAGAACAAATACTGCTTGTTCTTTCCCGTCAACTACGTAAGGAACTTCATACGTTTCTTTTGTGTTAACTAATTGCAACATCGTTGCACCTCCATCTTATTTAGACTACGGTTATTTGAATTGATTCTTCTGTACTAGGGTCATCTACATATGCTGTGAAATTAATTGTTTCAGCAATATAATCTGTCTGACCAGATAGCGGTTGAGAATCATCATCAAAGCGAACCTTGTCTAAGGTTACTGTAAACGAGTTTGCGCCTCTTGCGTAAATCGCTTCCAACTTAACACTTTCCTCTGTCATGAATCTATTTCTTTGAGTTGTATCTTCAAATAATAAAGTCATGTTTCCCGTTACCATACATTTGGTTGCAGGAATATCTCGTCTTTCTTTTTGATTTGTATATAAATCAGTAACAAGATTGTTGTTGATTGAGACTGAAAATGTCATTACATTTAAAATCTCTGCACCAGCAACATAAAACTTGCCTTCATTATGTAAAAATCCATCATCACCACTTGTATAAGATGGTGTGCTTGCAGTATAATCTGAGTATCCTTTTCCTTCAATGCTTGCAACGCATTGTAAAGGCGCTCCTGCAGCCGAAGAAATCTCTAAGCTAGAAATCATATCTCCACTTGTATAGATATCTCCTGCTTCTCTATCCAAAGTAATAACCATGCTATCTAAAGGTCGTTCTTCTGAATAAACAGATGAGGTTTGTCCTAAACCACAATTCCACCACATCTCTGGTCCGTCTGGGCTGATTGGAAATGTAATTGAACCAGTAATCCCAACATTTAATAATCGTCCTCCTACTTGCTGCGAAGTATTCATGATTCTATCTGAATAATCATAATGCTTTTCCATTCTGATATCTTCGCTAAAAATTGGCTGATAATCAGTAGGGTCTCCACCGGATGCGAAGCTTTCCTCTTTCCTGATACCAACGTGTCCTAATGCTACAATCGATGCTGACATTAATTGTACCTCCTTTTAGTTGTGTCTTTAATTATCTTCTTTATCTTCTTAGTAATCCAGCTCTCCTCTTTGTCAAGCTCTTTTACCAAGAAATTTATTACATCTTTCTGCGACCATCTACGTCTAATAAACTCATCTGGAAACACCTTGACGCCATCAGTGTCTTTATGTTTATGCATATCTTCTTTATTGACGTACTTAACTTGTGTCATATTAACCTACCTTGTAGAGTTTATTGTATTGATTGTTTTTCCATGATGTATATATATAATCATAAAGTTTATTTTGTGGCAATCTTATTAATAGTGGCACGAATATTCTTAATATTGGAAAGCTACAAACTAAACCGAAAAGTCTCTGCAAGTTTTCAAACTGTCTTTTTAATTTCTTATCCATCTTTATAATAGTCTCTTCAAAGAACGTTGCTGGAATATCTTCTAGTTTTCCAGAAAATAAGCCTAACTCTTTTGCCCATTCTCCCATTGGAGTCTTTGGATAAGGTTGAAACAATGAAGCCCATCCTATCATTGGCTTACATTTAATATTTATGTCTAATGTCTCTAACGCATTAGCTAAGCTCTCTTGAGGAGTAGCTAGCATGTTCTCTGTTCTAAATGGTATGTTGTATTTACGTAATAATGCTGCACCATCTAAAATCTTCTTATCACTTATGTTTCTATTCAAAACATTCTTTCGTCTATCTTCGTTTCCGGTCTCGATAGCAAATGTAACACTTGTGCATCCAGCGTCTACTAATGCTTTAAGCTTTTCTTCTGTCAACATATCAATACGTATCTGAACATGGAATGGTAAGTCAACAATCTCTTTCCATTTTTTACTAAACTCTAATACTCTGTCTTTGATAGCGATAAACTCATCGTCTTCAAAAAAGATATATTCCGTGGCAGGATAATCTTCTTTAATCTTTCGTCCTTCTTCTATAACGCTATCAATGTTTCGGTATCTAACAGTCTTACCACAAAACATCTTATTGTAGACGCTGTTATAGCAATACGGACAAGCAAAAGGACATCCCCTGCTAGTCATTATATTCTTGATAGGATTGTTTCTATTTCTTTCAAACTTATATATCAAAGACCTATCCGGTAATGGTAAAGCATCTAAGTCTTGAGGATTCATGTCAGCCTTGATGACTACTGGAAACTTATAAGTATCTAAGTCTTCTAATAGCTGAGGAAAAGTTAAGTCGCATTCTCCCTGCATGACAACATCTACATATTCATTGTCTTTAATGTCCTCAAAGTATGTGCAATGTGGTCCGCCGAATACGCTTACTGCTTTTAATCCTGTTTTTTCTCTTATCATTTTGTTCAACTTTACATAATAATCATGAGCACCAGTATATACGCTATACGCTAATATATCTGGCTGTATTTTAATTACTTTATTCAAAAGAGCGAAATCTTTTCCATCTTCATTCAATTCTAGAAATGTTTCATGTCCAGCTTTCTTAAGAGACGCGCTTAGTAGTGCTAGTCCTAGCGGGTCTATCAGATACGGCCTTGTTATGAATAGTACTTTCATTTTTCTCCTTTAATGCTTGTGTTAAGAAGTCTACTGCTCTTCTTTTTCTTTTGTCACTATACTGCCCAACAAAAAACAAGCTACCGTCTTTAATAAGATTCAATGTCTTCTTTAAAGATTCGGTGTTCTTACTAGCATTAGCTAGAAACTCTTTTTCTATATTTAAATCAATTGTTTTTCTCTTTAACATTTTTTAACCTCCGCAAGAACATCAATGATTGATATTCGGTTTATACATTTGTCATTGAACTTACAATTCCCATGACACCTTTTATCTTTACATTCTTCTCTTGTTTCACTTACTATATTAATAACGTTCTCTCCAAATGGTCCTGAGGTCTCTGGAACAGTCGCACCTTGGATAACTATGGTCTTTGCTCCAGAAGCGGCTGAAACATAGCTTAAACCGCTATCTAAGCCAACAAAACACTTGGACTTACTACATAACACAGCTATTTGTTTAAACGATAGCTTACTTCTTAAGTCTAAAGCCTTATCTATCGTTGTATCTGTATCAGCACCTACTTGGACTACGTTAACTCCCTCGTGAATCATTGATAAAGCCAACTCATTAAAATAACTCCAGTCTTTACTAGGAACTAATGATGTATTGTGCATTACGATATATGGTTCTTTAATATCTAACTTATCAACCGCATCAATATCATCTTGTAAAGGAAATATTTGAAGCTTATCTTCTTTTGTTCTTTTTGGTAAGCGACATCGATCTAAATAGAAGTCAACTAAGTGCTGATGTCTTAAGTGGTCTAGTTGATGCCAAACATTATCTTCCATATGAAGCTGTTGTGGAATTAATACAACATCGTATTCAAATGTTCTTTCTAATATCTTAGCCCAATTATTTAACCAACTTTTCATACAATAAACTACGGACATCTTTGGGTTCCCAACAATAATATCTTTATATTTCTCATCTACAAAGATATCTATTTCAGGGTCTTTGTATTCTTTATGTATTCCATCTATTAAGTTATGGATTAAAACAACATCACCAAGCGTCTTGGAAAGAACAAGCATTACTTTACATGGTCTTATTGTGTGCATTCTGCACCTCCAATAACTCTCATCATTTCCAATGCTGCATTATGCCAATGTAAATCTTTAGCTATTTTGGCATTGTGCTCACCCATTGTTTTGTATTCTTCTTGATTAGTAAACGCTTCTCTTAATGCTTTTCTTATATCCTTATTATCAATCTTAGCCCACTTATGATTCAATGCATGAGGGCATTTCTTAATAAATTCAATATTATCAATGACTTCTTCCGTTGCTGGTATCCTTATACCTTCAAACGGTAACTCAGATAACGCGCTCCAGTCTGTTGCTATAATAGGTTTACCACAAGCCATAGCTTCTAAGATAGGTAATCCTAATCCTTCGCCTTTGCTTGGCAATACAAAGCAATCGCAAGCCTTATATAAAGCGACCATGTCTTCTACTTGAATTTTATCTAAGAAGATGAGGATTTTAGGAGGGTTCGTTTTCCCAAGATCATTGACATATCTCTGTATGTCATCTTTTAATGCTTCCTGATTACGTTTCGTAAACCCTCCAAAATGAGTTTTTAATATTAACGTAACATCATCGCTTGAATCGAACTCTTCTAC